ACCAAGGTTTTGGAGAAACTTCGCCACGTCAGGAATATCCCCGCCGTTTTGGCTTTTCTGCATCGCCCCGGTAATTCGAGCATCATCCCCCGAGGCTACCGTTCCGGCAGTTGTTCCAACATTTCGCGTCGAGCTGTCACCCAGCTCTAAATTCTGCCGTGCTAATGCGGTATTGGGTAAGTCCGACAGGTTGCGATCTTTTGCCAGCCGTGCGCTCCCGTTATCCATCGCAATTTTAACGGCCTTCGATGTTGCCGCCTGCGATTCGCTGTCACTGGTCACACTGCTGCTGAGCTGCACAAACCCTTTCTCTGTCGTTGACGCATCCGGGTGATTACGTGACTGCTCATGCGCGCGCAACTGGCTGTCAACATACTGGCGTGTTGCCAGTACAACAGCTGGATCAATCTTCAACGTAACGGCTTCGGTGCTGCTGACAATCAGGATCACACGAATAACCTGAACGCGCCCGCTCCCCTCCTGCAACTGAGGCTTATAGGTTTCAGCGCAATTGGCAATCGCCACCATATCGCCATCTTTATCGAAAAGGCCGATCTCACGAATCCACCACCCGCCGACGTCTTCCGGTATGACCTGTTCCGCAATGATCTGGCTAGCGTTCGCCGGGTCCACCGTCAGCATATTCAGAGGGGCTCGGCGTAACTCATGTACGAGGGCAGTCTGTGCCGGATTCGGTGTAGGCAGTACACCATTGCCATCACCAACGGCCAACTGGGTAATCTCAACTTTCGTACCCAACGCCGTGGCTTTTGCCAGTTTTGCCGCCCCGATATTGGTCAACAGGGCAAGATATTTAGTCGCCACTTGCGATCTCCACGGTATCAATTAAATGGATTGCTGCGCCGGTGTAGTCATTGCCACCCACAGCGATGGTTTCAGGAAAATAGGGATATACCGTCAGCGTATCTCCCACGTAACACCCCGCCCCTATCTCGATATAACCCTGAGACTGAAGCGAAAGTGAAAGGCCGGTGAGGTGACGGCTTCTGGGTTTTGCATCGTCGATCAGGCGCTCAAGCTCCCGATAAGTTTCCTCGGTGATCCCCTCATCCTGAATGCCGATTTCAAGCCGGAAAGTGCCTGGCTCCTCGCCGTTCTGCCACCACTCAATCACCCTCAGCAAATAGCCGAAAGGTTCAACAACGCGCCTCAGCGCTGAAATCGTGCCTTTGTGACGATGGACAAGCCAGGAGGCTTTGATTACCTGCCTCTTGGTCTGTTCAGACCAGCGCTTATCCCAGCGATCAACAGACAACGCCCAGGCAAGATAGGGTAAAAACTCCACGGGGCATTCATCCGGATTCCAGAGCTTTCGAAGGTCGACAGGAATACCGCTGATCCGCGCCGTCGGTTTCTCCGCATTCCGCATGAAGGTGCTGGCTGAAGGCGGCAGGAGGCTGTTACTCATCCGTTCCCCCTACGTTGATGGTGTGCGAAATACACCGTGCCGCCTGGGTATCATCGATCACGATATCTTCCGGAGGGTTCAGCAAGACTACACGCTGCACCCCCTGCACATGCAGAGCGGCCATAATGGCCGAACGCGCAACATCGCGACCGATTTTTCCCTGCTCTGCCAGCCATGCCCGCAGTGCATCATCTGCCGCACTCAGGATCGGCTCAGATTCCGGCCCCGGATAGAGATAAAGCAGAGCGTCAATTTCATAATTCACAATCTCCGCTGACTGGACGGTTAGCCGGTCGGCGACAGGCCGCTTATCATCCGCTGAGAGCGTATCGTTTACCGTTGCGATCAGCTCGTCGCTCGCCGTGCCATCCCCTTCGGTAGACAGAATGGACACGACGACAACAGCGGGTGAGGGGCTGGTTGCCCTGGCATCTGCAACTTTTCCGCTGGCACTCTTCGCAAAATATTCGTATGCACCGGTAGGGCCAGCAACGCTCAACCCTTCAAAAGCGGATTGCGCGCGCAGACGCAGTGCGGTATCGCTTTCCATCTCTGCATCGGTGGTTTCGGTAGCCGGAATACGAACCAGGCGTTCGGTGTTCAGGTTACCCGCAAGGTTATCAAGATCGGTGGAGACGGAATGGCTCAACATGCAGGCCGCAGCCCCCTCATTGATTCGCTGGCGCAGCATTAATTCCCGGTAGGCAATCACCTGCGCCAGTATGGTCAGGGGTTCAGACTCAAGTTTTAACGCAGCGGCAACAGAAGCCTGTTGTTCATCAGGGAAAGCCGCGATCATGACGGCTTTGACATCCGCCAGAATCACTTCAAAATCCAGCGCCTCAATAATCTGCGGCGGCGGTAGCTGCGCCAAATCAACTGTTGCCATTGCTGCTTTTCCTGAGTGTTAAGGTTGTCGTCTGCTGTTCCATAGATTCCGTCAGCGTCCCTGACAATCCCGCCTCCACTGCTCCGGACTGCGAATAACGCACATCCACGATGCTCAGCATGATCCGCGGTTCCCATGTCGCCAGCGCAATAACCACCGCGCTCATCAGCTGCATGCGTGTAACGTCGTTTTGCGGACCATCAATCAGATCAGGAACGAGAGAGCCGTAGCCACGGCGCATGACCCGCGAGCCGATCGGGGTGTTAAGAATGTCACTGGCTGACTGCCACACGTGGGCGGCGTCCGTAAGCGTTCCCGTGCCATCAGGATTCATCCCGGTATAACGCACCGTCATCGCGTGCCCTCCGTCCAGCTTCCGCCACGCTGCACGGCACCATGACCATGATCATCAACCTGGACACCGTTTGAGATGAACGCACCGCCAGTGTGCGTAAAGTCCCCCTGCATTTTGCCGCCTTCCGTAACGGTGAAATTTTTGGTTTTCAGCATCTCGGTACACTCGACCAGTGGCGTTTCCAGTAAGACCTTAACCGACGCCTCAATCGTTGCTGATTTAATACCGCTGACCTGCAAAGCCCCTGCTTCTGCGTCATAGCGAAACTTCGCGCCATCCGGTGCGGTCACGATCATTTCTTTTGCCGATATGCCTGGCGCCGGATTGTCGTTGCTGTAAAGACTTCCCCCGATGATCGCAGCGGTAGTGTTACCCCCAAGGCACAGGAACCATACCTGCTCGCCAACAGACGGCGGCACCCAGAAGCTGAAAGCGCCTGCACGCTGTGCATTCCAGCGCAGCCAGGTGGAATCCAGCTCTCCGCTTTTTACCCTTACCCGCCACTTTTCCTCGTCAATCTCCGTCACCGTACCGGTGCGAACGATGTTTTCCAGCAGGCGAATGACTTCAGCCAGATCCATCAGCTCACCCCCAGAGAATCTATGACCTGCCGGGCAATAGCCATGCGGTCCGCCTTGCTCAGGCCGAGCAACTCACGGCGCGGATAGCTTGCCATCGCGCCACTGTCGTTTACCCGGTCCCGAAGTCCGTACTGGTGAACGCGGGCAATACGGGCAACTGCACCAGAAAAACCAACTACAGCCCCCTCAGAAGTGGCGCTTGCTTTCAGAAAACGAGCTGTGCGCAGTCGACGAAACATAGGATCGCTTTTCGTGGTATCGCGGCGCGTCTCGCTGGCGTTGAGTTCAAGGTAACGCTCAATATCCGCACGATAGAACGAACGCACGGCACCTTTCCCTTCATCAAATCCGGTCAGCATACGCCCGCGACTTCCACGGGTTGCCCGCCAGTTGCGCAGATGGCGCTCTTCCCCTTCCCAGATAAAGCCGATCTCAGCGCGTGACTTCAGTACGCGACGGCGGCGCTTCGGGTATTTCGTACCATCCGGAGCAGTCTGCTTACCGATGCGCTGGCTCTGACTTCGACGTAGGGCAGTCGCTATTCCGCGCGCTGTACGCAACCGGCGTGCTGGCGCCATTGCGGACAGGATGTCTGCAAAAACCTGATCGAGTTGATGAAACAGCGCGGCATCATCGGTCATGCCAGCTCTCCTCCGCCAAATACCACTTCCCACTCTCCGCCATTGATGCGCGGGCGGTCTTCGCTCAGGTGCTTCGCGACGGGCTTCCCGTCAAAGGTTTCCACCATGACGCGCTCCCAGACCGGCACCTTGAACAGAAGATCGGCCAGGTCGTCGCTGATAATGTCAGCGTCAAACTCCACCTTGCGGTTATTGTCAGGATTCAGCAGTAAATCAGGCTGATATTGCCAGGCCCAGGCCATGATCGGCAGCATCAGATCATCAACCGCCCCGGGGAATTCCACGGCGAGAATATTGATGGTGTAGAGGTACATGAAAGACGGTTCGCCGGTCGCTTCAATCCCGATATTGCCTTTTTCCACCCAGACGGTAATTTGCTCCGGGTTGGCCTTACACCAGGTGTTACCGGCTATCAGGGCTTCACGCATCAACTCTGCTTTTTTCACTTTATCCCCCTGGCGATTCGCCGCAGTTCCAGCTCTCTGATACCCGCCTTATCGGCGTTGCATGTGTCCAGCGCATCCAGCAGCGCATCGGACCACGGAGCGAGGCTCCCGTATGTCATTGGTTTTGGCGGTGCTGGCGTTTCAGTTTTTGCCGTCAGGCTTTCCGGTAAAGGTTCCTGAATAATCACCGGCGCTGACTTCGGCGGCTCGCTGGTACAGGCTGTCAGCCACACGGTCAGGCACAGGCACAGCGGCACATTTATCACCGGCCAGCTCAGTTTTGATATTTTCACGGCGCTTTTCCCCTGTATCGCTACGCTTCTGAGCCAGTGTTTTCAGACCAGCGGCCACTTCGTTCACGTCGTTACGTAACGCCCTGATCTCGGCCAGCACATCACCGGTTTGCTTAAGCTTCTGGCTGGCTTCTCCAAGTGCCGTCTCTGCGGCCTCTCGCTTACTGCTCTCCAGCGTCAGCCTGACGCCTGCGATGACCAGCAGAAGGGAAATAAAAACGGTAAATACACCCAGCGCTTTCATTTCGCCCCCTTCAGCTCAGGCTCTGAGAGGCACCAGTCCCGAAACTCTTCCCGGCGCTTTACCAGCCCCGGCAGACGATTTCCGCCGGAGTTGACAAAGTCTGTGAGTCGCTCGCAAACGCCCTGCCAGTTGCCATCCTGCGCATTGCGCCAGATTGTTGTTCTGACCTTCTGGCCCTTTTTGTTGGTGTACCAGCCAAGACCACCACAACCGACGTTAAATGCGCCGTCAGTCAGCGCTTCGAAAACCCGTTGTGGTGCAGCTGTGCCATTAAACTCGCGGTTTACGCATTTCTCAGCACGAAACAGGTCATTCACCCATCGCTCGGCGATCTCGCGCTCGGCGTATTCGCGGTTCTGCACGTTGCTGGTCGACCCCATGCCAACGGTCAGCACACCTGCCGGGCAGTAATACGGCGTCTTTCGGCAATCCTCGTATTTCGCCATCTTCAGCTGCGCTTCAGGACTTGTGCGCAGCGTCTGCGGCCAGAGTGCCGCTGCGAGAGAAACAATCGCCGCAACAGAACAGGCAATAATTCCTCTTTTCATCGCGGTGACTCCCTGATAGTCCGGATTAACTCCTTCACGTCCTGCCGGTTCTCGGTATCGTCCCGAATCGCATCGATCAATTCATTCAGCAGAACATTATTGGTTTCATGGATGCGGGACATCCGGCGGCGATGAAGCTCACCCAGCACGGCAACCACGATCCCGGTGAGCGCAGCAATGAAAGCCAGCCAGTCCTTCTGCGTCATCATGCCGACGCCCGTCAGCAGCATCGACCAGAGGTACACCGTCCAGTTCCAGAGGCGGTTTATCAGCTCCATAATTGAACAGTCTCCTTTGTCGCAGAGGTGTCGACGTCAGGCAGTTCAACTTCCTGCCCTGCATCAAGGAAGATCTGACCGGCCAGCGCATGATTCGCAGCCAGTACGATCTCGGTCACGCCCTGGGTGATGCCGTAGTGACGCTGACACAACAAATCCACTGTATCGCCCTGCAATGCCTTCACTTTCATCAGAACGCCTCCGCAGAGTTACGGACCACGCCCTGAATATCCGAGATAGCCCAGCGCGCATCACGCCAGTGATCATTCGCCTGGGTTGCGAGCGCGGCGGCGCGCTTTTCGCCCGCGTCGCCCGTGGTGTCAACATCGCGGAAAGTCTCGATCAGCAGGGCCCGCGAGATGCTGTAAACTGCGCGGCGCCAGCGATATACCTTTACGCTCTCGTCGTTAATCACCATGGCCGGTACAGCGGCTAAACTGGCATATCCGGCCCCGATCTGTTCAGCCTGCCATTGCTTCAGCTGGTCAGCTGTGTGGGCTACGGCTTCGATGACCACCTGCTTTAAACGCGAAGTGGTAACCGCACCGGTGATCCGCATCTCCTTACGGACGTTGCTCAGCACTATCTCGGGCCAGAACTCCCCGGCGGTGACTTTCTCTCCGCCGTCATCCACGTCCGGCACATCCTCCGCAGAGGGGGTAACTGTGCGAGGGGCCACAAGGCTCATCGTGTAGTCTCCAGAAAAGGTTGGCGGTGAGCGGACGGAGAAAAGCTAACGCGATGCGTTGCAGATCTCCGCCCGCGCCGCCAGCGCACGGGGCGCAAGTCGGTTATTTTTTATCGGCGGTGGGCTTTTTCGTCGTTGTTTTGCGGGCCGCCGTTTTACGTGTTGTGCTGCCAGGGTTGTTTTTGGCGGCTGGCTTTTTGGCAGCTGGCACCGTCACTTCCGGCGTTGCTGCAGCCTGATTATTGCCCTCTTCGCCCCCGCTCTGGTCTGCACCCTCACTGCCTGATGCATTCTCCGCAGAGGCTTTTTTTACCTGCCTGGCAAGCTTATCGATCAGCTTTTTCACCCCGGCGCCGGAGTCGAGATTCAGCGCGCGGCGCAACAGCTCCAGCGCAGTCGCCTGTTCATCCGCAGTGCCGTTGCACAATGCAAAAGCGCGGGCTTTATACAGCTTGGCCCGGACGACGTCTGGCATATCGCTGTTTTCAGTGATCTCCTGGACCTCATCGAGCACCGCCTGATATGGCTTAACATCAGTGCTGTCATCCGCCTTGACCTGCACCAGAATGGGATCGCAAATCTCATCGACCAGCGCTGTCGCTGCCGTGCGGTTAAACCGGTCTGGCATTGCCAGATTGTGCGCGATGACATACCGCCCGATGCGCACGGCCAGCGGATAATCCCGAATATCAATCGCCCAAATCATCAGGCGTGTGATCACTTCATCCTGTCGCCCGCTGTCTCCCTCCAGCGTTCCTTCAATCCACCCCTCATAATTGGGTAGCAGCTGGCGTTTAAGCGCGGCTTTTGCCTGTTCGCCCTGAATTTTCTTCAGCGCACTCATATCCATACGCATGCGGTGCAGAATTTGCTCGTGTGCAGTACGCGCCGTTTCTGACAGATGATCTGCCTTGCCATGGCGCTCAGCCATGACGCGTTGAAAATGTCGTTGTGCCGGTGTCAGCATTGTTTCTTCCCCGATGAACGGCGGGCCTAAGCCCGTCAGTGTGCGGTTATGCGCCGCCTTCCGGCGCCTCGGCAAAGGCAATGCCGTCAATGAATGCGACGTTGCCGTAGTCCTCGATCACAAAGTCATCATTCGATGACTGATAGGTCGCAATACGGTTGTATTCCGGCTCTTCCTTGATCGTCCTGCGCATTCCACCGCGCTGGTAGTACACGGACAGGTTTTTAAATGGCGTGATCAGTACGCCATTGACCGGGAAGTACGGCGCGATAAAGGTCGGCATATTGCCGACACGTTCTTGCGCGACAATCAGCTGACCGGCCAGCATTTCGGTGTTCGGGTTGGTCTGGCTCATGGCGTTAATCGCCGGGAAGTTGCCGGTGGTCAACAGGTCGCCCGCCAGGATCACCACGTTGTCAGGATTACGTTTGTGCCACTCATCCATCAGGCTGTTTTTGGCGTCATACACCGCCGCGCCCAGGTTGCCGTAAGTCCCTTTCGCAATAACCTTGTTATCTTCATCACGGGAGGTGATCGTGACGCCGGAAATCACGCGGTGTGAGGCTTCGGTACGGATTTTCTCCAGCCAGCCAATACCACAATCCTGTAACAGCGGGTTAGCCGCGCGGTCTGATGGATCGCTGTATTTGGTGCCGTTGAAACCGATCATGATGCGGTCAAGTGACATCTGGCGAGCCATCGCCTTGCTGATCAGGGGCTGGAATTCCGGCATATGCGCCCAGGTATCAAGCTGTTCATAGCTGATCCCGTAGTCGTAGTTGACCTTGCGGCACATATAATCAAACGGCTCCATTGAATGGTTAGCCCCTGGATTACGACGGTTGGTGGTGCTGTTGTTAACGCCAGCCATCGGGCCTTTGCTGCCAATCAGCACTTTCTGACCAATCTGCTGATTAACACCAAACACGTTAATTTTGCTCAGGAAAGAATCACTCTCCTTTGCGGCCTGCTCCATGCGCTGCTGACGCGCAGGGTCTACCGCAAATTTCGCAGCGACTGCCGCAGTCGATACGCCGTTTAAGCGCGCCTGTTGTGCAACGTACTGATCAAACAGCTGGCGGGTATTGTTTTCCATGTTCTCTGCTCTCGTAGTGGATATCAGTAATCAGCCAGCTGCGCGTTGGCGCCGCCGTTCGCAGGTGGTCGCTGACTGAAGGAAGCTTCAGTGCTCACCAGCTTCTGGCGCAGCTCCGCAAGCTCAGTGGTCAGCTTCTGGATAGCGGCCTTATCCTCCTGGCGCTCCTGCTCTGCGACACTGAAGCGATCAATTTGCTCGGATTGAGATTGCGCCACGGCCTCAACGACCTGATGCATCTGACTGAAGCGCTGATCGTCCGTTTTCTGACTTTTGCCAATAATGCTCATCACGCGATTAAACCACTTAGCACCTTCATCGCTGCGCTGGGCGGTCAGCTCGATCACCTCTGCTTCAAGCGCTTCGGTGAACATCGGCGCCTCACCCTGCTGGTTATTGAAGGCCATCACCGATGCACGCTGCTGTGAGGCAAATTTAAGACGCTCAGTACCCAGGCTCGCCGGGGTATCGGTCATTGCCAGCCCGACAACATAGGCTTTGCCGTTGAGGGCAAACTGCGGATGCAGCTCAATACTGGAATAGACTTTTTGCCCTTTGTCGGTCATCTGCACCATGCGCTCGGATGGTTCGATTTCGGCATAAAGCGCGGTACGCCCCGCCAGTGCACCTTCGGTGATGTCTTCGGTGCTGAGGGCTACCACATCCCCCATCGCGCCAAAATCGCTATTCGGGAACATAGAGAGGTAGTGCTCAATGTTGACCCGCGCGCCATACACCTCAGGGTTGTAATTTGCTGCCGCATCGCGAAGGTGCTGCGGTTGAATTTCGCGCCCGTCAACGGTATTTCCGGAGACGGCCACGCGAAACTTCTTACGTGGTTTTGCTGTGCCTGCCATGTTCGTTTACTCGCTTGTTTTCTGAGTTCCCGGAGATGATGGCAGGGGGACGCATCCCCTCTCAACGCGTTGTTGTTGTGAGCGGAGCACTACAACCTAAAGCGAGCGCAAGGGTACGCGCGCGCGGGTTAATCTCCCCGGCAGGAAGCGAGGAGGATTAATGGCGATTGAAGAAGCATTCATCATGCAGCGTGCACGACAGCTTTACTGGCAGGGCTACCCGCCAGCAGAGATCGCACGCCTGATGGGGATCAACCAGAACACGGTTTACTCATGGAAAAAGCGAGATGAATGGGACGCCACACCGCCGATCCAGCGCGTGACAACATCCATTGATGCCAGGCTAATTCAGCTCACTGGCAAAGACAAAAAGACCGGCGGTGATTTCAAAGAGATTGACCTGCTCACCCGTCAGCTGAAAAAGCTGGATAACGGCACAGCAGCCACCCAGCCGAAGAAAAAGATCCGCAAAAAGCAAAACTATTTCTCAGAGTCGCAGATTGCCGCGCTGCGGGAGAACATTCTCGGCTCTCTGCACTGGCACCAGAAAGGGTGGTATGACAATCACCACTGGCGCAACCGCATGATCCTGAAAAGCCGTCAGGTTGGCGCGACGTGGTATTTCGCACGTGAAGCTCTGGTGCGCGCCCTGTCTGAGGATGTGAAATATAAGCATCAGCGCAACCAAATCTTTTTATCGGCAAGCCGCCGCCAGGCGTACCAGTTTCGAAGTTTCATTCGCTCGGCCGCTGAAGAAGTAGATGTAGAGCTTAAGGGCGGCGACATGATCCAGCTGTTCAACGGCGCCGAGCTGCATTTTCTTGGCACGTCAGCGGCTACCGCTCAGTCATACACGGGCAACCTGTATTTCGACGAATTCTTTTGGGTAGGCCAGTTTGCCAACCTGAAAAAAGTCGCGGGCGCCATGGCAACGCTAAAAGGCCTAACGCGTACCTATTTCTCCACCCCTTCAGCCGAAAGCCATGAGGCTTATCCATTCTGGACAGGTGAAGCATTTAACAAAGGTCGCAGCCATGGCAAGCGCATTGAGTTTGATACATCCTGGAAAACGCTTAACAGCGGCCTGATGTGCCCGGACAAGATCTGGAGGCAGATTGTCACGTTGCAGGATGCTATCGACCATGGATGGGATCTGACTGATATCGACGAAATCCGGGAAGAGAACAGCCCGGAGGAATACGACAACCTGTACGGATGCCAGTTCATCAAAAGCGGTGAAAGCGCCTTTGACTATAACAGGCTACTGGCATGCGGCGCTGATGGTTATGACGACTGGCCCGACTGGCGGCCATATGCGGCCCGCCCCATGGCTGATCGTCCCGTCTGGATTGGCTATGACCCGAACGGCGCCAGCGGCAAGGGGGACAGTGGAGCCATATCCGTTAACGCTGTGCCGATGGTGCCCGGCGGCAAGTTCCGCACGATTGAGACACTACGCATACGAGGGATGGAGTTCGAAGAGCAGGCCAATCTCATTATCGGCATGCTCACCCGGTACAACGTGCAGCACATTGGGATCGATGGCACCGGTATTGGTGAAGCGGTTTATCAGCTGGTTAAAAAGCATTTCCCGGCAGCGGTTTGTTACCAGTTCTCACCGTCCAGCAAGCGAATGCTCGTGCTGAAGATGCAACAGCTGATTCGTGGCGGGCGCTGGGAGTTTGATCGTGGTGAGCTTGACCTGGTTGGTGCATTCAACTCTGTCCGCAAGATCGTTACCCCTGGAGGCGTTGTCACTTACGACACGGACCGCTCTCGCGGCGTCAGTCATGGCGATCTCGCATGGGCGACGATGCTTGCCACCATTAACGAACCGCTGGGACAAGAAGGCGGCAGCAGTATGACAGTTACGGAGTATTAACCTTGAGCAAACAAAGACCCACACGCGGCAGGAAGTATGCCAGGGAGCAGGCAGATCTCGCCGCCTCACTGAAAGCGTCACCGGAGCTGAACTCATTCACCTTCGACGGCCCATGGCCGGTGAGTGGTGCCAGCGACCTGCTTGATAACATGTATTGCGCAGACAACGGGCGATACTACGAAACCCCTATTGACTGGTATGGCCTCGCCCGTCAGTTTGGCTATGCGAGCTGGCACCAGTCGGCGCTTTATTTCAAGCGCAATGTCCTTGCCGGATGCTTTATCCCGCACAAACTTCTTTCCCGCCAGGTGTTCTCCGCCTTCGCACTGGACTGGTTTGTCTTCGGGAATGGCTATCTTGAGATGCGAAAAAACCGGCTTGGTGGTTCCTTTGGCTTTCGTCACTCGCTGGCGAAATACACACGCCGTGGTTCTGACCTGGACACTTACTGGTTTATTCAGGCCGGGCTACAGGATCACATGTTTTCAACGGGTTCGGTATGTCACGTTCTCAGCCCGGATATTCACCAGGAAATATACGGCATGCCTGAGTATTTCGCTGGCCTGCTGTCTGCAAACCTGGCCCATTCTGCTGACAAGTTCAGAAAGCTCTACTACGACAACGGCTCGCACGCTGGCTGCATCGTCTACGTTAACAGCGCGATGGCCGACCAGGAGAGCCTTGATAAGCTCAAAAAGACGCTGACGGATACCCGCCGCGGCGGGGCGTTTAAGAACATCCTTCTGCACGCACCTAACGGCGGCAAAGACTCCGTGCAAATACTGCCATTCAGCCAAATATCGGCTAAGGATGAGTTTGTGGGGGTGAAGTCTTCCACCCGCGATGACATGCTGGCAGCGCACCGGGTGCCGCCGCAACTGATGGGAGCCATTCCGGAAGGGAACGGTTCATTCGGTGATATTGAGAAAGCGGCTCGCGTGTTCGCCGTCAACGAGCTGACACCCTGCATGGAGGCCATGAAGCATGTTAACGACTGGCTGGGTGAGGAGGTGATTCGCTTCAACCCTTACGCATTGCTTGAACCCACGAAGTGATCTCCTGGCCGCATCGTCATTTCTGGCGGTGCGGTACCACCCGCAGCACCATCATTTCCGGCCATATCGGACACTCGCGAAACACAAATAAACCACACCCCCTACCAGACGCAGCCAGCGGGCTTCTGGCGCGACTTCTCTCGCGCTGCCGCTTCGCTCAACCATCAACATGAGCGCCCGACAGGCGGCGAATGGCGGAGGATATGACCCCCTGCCTGCCCCCCCCCTTTGCGCGCGCTTGCTCCCCCGCCTCGCCTGCGCGCTAAACCGACCTCTTTTTGTGCACTTTGTGCAGGCCGCCCAGGCCCCGCCAGCGCTGGGGCGGCATGGGAAAAACGTTGTTTCAAAAATTGTGCAAATTTGTGCATCTTTTTGCATCCGCGCGGCCCCCATTTTTACCCCTGATCAACCTCGCCGAGCGCCACCATGATCGCCAGGCGCTCAGCAGGCGGTAACGCTGCAAATTTTTCCTTCCAGCGCTGCGCTTTTCGTTTGATTCGATAGCGATCATTGTAATTTTTACCTGCAAAAGTATGCGAATAAGCGCGCCCCTCCTGGTAGTTCATCCAGATTTTCTCCGTCCTCACCCCGCCGCGCGTCATCGCCTGAAACTCTTTGCTGCGCCAGCCCACTAACATTTCGTCATAAAGCTGCGACGGATAGCCAGAAAGGATAACGCTGACGTTCTCCGGCAGACTCATCAGGCAGGCTAACAGACGCTCATGATCGGCAACGGTATATTCATGACGGTACCGGGCGCGACTGGTGCGCGTTTCTGGCAGATAGGGAGGATCGGAATAGACCAGCACGCGGCCATGTCGAGTAAAGTCTTCTCTTTCCAGAAACCCTACAGCATCACCGTGATACAGGTGCAACAGAGGCGGAGTTTCCCCCATCTCTGACCAGCGATTTCGGGTTAACTTAAAAGCACTTTCATCAACATCAATTCCAATCGTCCTGGCTGCGAGTGGCTTGTAAAACATTACCGCACCACTGCCCAGGTGCGTTTCAATGTAGGTATCATGCGGAGGCATTTCAGCAATAATCTTTTGATAAACCCCACTCGCCGCCTTACTTCCCAGATAGCTCATAGCTTCCTCACTTTCAAAAAAACAAACCTGCAGCACCGCCAAAAATGACGGCGCTCGATAGAATGGCCAGCACAGTCAAAAGCGACCATGCTTCACTGGAGGAGCAGAGAGCCTTACCCGCAGCCCTTCGATAATTTCGGGCGCATACTCCCATTTTCCATCTGGCGCAATCATGGCGCCCGCGGAGATGCCGGAAGCCGGATCGCGGAAAATTGCCAATCCAAGTGGATGAAGGATTTCAGCGTTAATGCGGACAATAAGACCGAGCGCTGATAGCTCATTCCAGTCCAGCCAGTCGAAGCCGAAGATTTTTTCACGCCCCGCCGGGATGACTGGCAGCTCAAGCGCTGGCCTCTTCCCTTTAATGCCTTGAAAATAAGTCATTCCTACCTGCCTAGACTTGTAAACGATGGCTTTCGCTCTGCCCTTGCTCTTGTTTTTCCTTCTCTGTGCCCTGTTTGCTGTCTTCGTTTTTCTGGTGTCTGAGTGCTTCATTTTTACCTCTCATTTTTCCGTTTAACTGCCTTCTTCCAGCGCGTGACCAGGTCACACACCGCCACATATTCAGAAGTTGATTTATCTTTCTCACCTGCGCGCCACGCCCTTACTTCACGTAACCGGCCACCGTCAGCCGCCAGCATCCCTCCGCCGTGGCGAATGCTGGCACCGGCGGCTATTGACCGAACAACGTCATCACTGACGAATATCCGACAGCTACGCAGCTGCGCGCCGATATTGCTGATCAGCTCTTCGGGGATGCTGTTTATCTGTGATGCTTCTTTTTGTTGCGCTTGTTGCAGTGCGGCCCCGGCTTTTTTCTTCTGGTATTCCTCAACAGCTGCGGCGTAGTTATTCGCGCGCCGCTCGGCTTCAGCCCGCAGCTGTTCGCGCCAACGCTGTTCCGCCTCTTCCGGTGTCAGGCTCATATCTTTCGCAGCGACCACTTTTGGCCCCCACGCCAACGCAGTTTCATCATCAACAGACGTGCGCAGGCCGCGCGCGGTTCGCTCGAAGGCATGATCTGAGCTTTCACGGCCAAAGTTTTTCAGTCTGCTGGTGATTTCCTGCCGCTGCTGGCGTGAATATCGGCGCAAATCTTCGATATTCAGCGGAAGTTCTGTCATCTGACTGTCCGGGTGATCAATACCGGCATGCATCGTCGGTTTTGACGGTGTGGTACCAGCTGGCACCGCCACTTTTAACGGTGGTTTTTCGTCCGTTCCGGAGCGCCCCGTACAGTTATTGACAGAACTCCGAGGGGCCGCTGCGCGGCCTTCTAAGGTCAAAATCTCGACCGGCGACGGCTTACGCTTCGGCACAATCTTGTAATCGGTGGTGCGGGTGAAAATGACTGATTCGCTGCCCGCATAAGGGCAATAAACGCCAGTAATTTTGGCGACCGTGTCACCATAATCGTTGCCGTTTTCGGTGAATTCATAGTTAAGGCGAACGCGCAGACAATCGCGCGCGACAAATGGCCCGCCCTGAGCATTGGTATATCCCGGCCAGTCTGGTGCATCGGCTGCGGCGCGTGCCGCTTCCAGCTCCGGATGCAATACCAGCTCACGGTTACCTAACCGGCGCAGCTCCCGCCAGGTTGTCACCGGCGCGCCGCCAATCTGCTGAAACTGGCGGATATTCCAGCGTGAAGCCCAGGCGCGCACGCGCTTTGCCATTTCCCTGACGGGCTGGCCTGACTCAAGATCAAGCTCCCCATCCATTCCGTAGCCGTCGATATTTTTGGAGATGTATTTGGCGATGTAGCCCGTCGCCGATCCAAATTGCTCGTCGATTGGCTTAACGGTAAAGCGGTGCTCCTGTGCCCCTGGCTCCTGCCCGTTTTCTCTCATGGCATGCTTGCGGAAAATGGCTGTTGCATATTCCACTTCTTCAGGTCGGAGGAAGAGCAACAGGTGCCAGTGAGGGGTTCCATCGTGGTGAGGCTCGGCAACACGAAAACCAAACGTGCGAATACCTTCTCGACTCCATTTGGCTCTGACGCGCGCCCAGACTTTGCAAAGGTATTTTTGCGTCTGACGCGGGCTGGCGTGCTGGTACTTATCGTTTCGCCTGCCTGATTCAACATGCGTTGAGTGGTAACGCGACGGCGCTGTCAGCGTGTAGAACATGCCAACCAGCCCCATTTCATTCGCCATATCCTCAAACCCGCGCATGCGCACCATCAGCTCATGCCGCGCGATCTTCGGGTTGGATACGCTTCCCATCACCTTATCCAGTAATGAGCTGCGCTCGCCGGTGTCCTGGTCTTCCAGCTCCATCGCCTGAAGGAATTCGAAGTTCGCTTTTTTTTGCGCCACCCATTCCCTGAAACAGGGATCAGAGCAATAGGGTGAAGCCACTTTGCTGACATAGCCGGTCGCGATCATAAGATGTTCGCGCCAGCAGTCATGGATGCGGCGGATTTTGTTAAGCCACCATTTTTCGGAATGAAGTCTGCCAGCGGCACGTAGCGCCTCGTCGGCGTCCAGTTCTTCATCGCAATAACGCGCCCATCCGGGGATGGCGATATTGAGCGTCGCCGCTTTGCTCGCTATAGCCCCGTACGCGTAAATCGACGAAAACTCGAGATCGGATGTTTGCTCATACTGAAAATCAAACTCGCGCATAAACTCGCTTTTCATCAGATTCGCAAGCTTATACGCCAGTCTTTTCAGGCGTTTTTTGTCCGCCCACGGCAACAGATGAAATTCATCACGCAGCGGAAGAAGTAGCGCCGGGAGCGTACTTTGTGGGAGATACTGCGCGTTAACCGCATCAACACGGCGTAAAACATGCCGCTCAAACGTACCGAACAGCCAGCGCACGATGTCTTTTGGCTTGCTGCGTTCGAGGTTTTCAAGGTGCTGCGAGAAGCGCTTACGGATAAACGCCGGGAGCGTTTGCACCCGGCGGCGGAGGTAGTTAGCTCGGCCATTGCGATCAAATGCCTCACGCGCACCGCCCTCGCGAGGGCGCAATGGTGTGCGATAGACCGTATCAACCAGATCGCCATAAGCGAGCGCCCTGCGCTCGCCTTTCGGTGTCAGATACTCAATGGCTGAACTTTCGGTTTTATGGGGGTTGATGGCCTGCCGTTTGGTATTCCATTCCCATGCTAACGCGGCGAGATCAGACATAACTCACCGTCGCCATATAAGCACTTATGAATGCCGCCGCCGCTTCGATGTTGATGGCGTTTCCGTAGGTGCGCAATCTTCCCACTCTGGCGGGAACCCCATTAACCAGAGGCTTAAGGCCGGGTTTAACTGGCCTCCACTTTCCATCTCTGCAAAACAGCCAGTCAGAAGCTCCCCAGAAGCCGTTAACCGCGCCGGGCCTGCTATCTGTGCTACCACATCCAGCGTGTCCGTTGACAGTTTCCCATTCCTCAGTCTGCCCCCCTGATAACCGCCCTTTCCATCCCTCGCCGCCGGGGTGGGCCAGCCCGCAAGACAAGCAAAGTCCTGTAAGTTCGATTGGCGCCCAGCAAGCTTCCTGGCGATCACCTTCTCGGCATCCTGATAAGCGTTCTTCGTATTGCTCGCTGTTGGTGCCGGCCAGCCAGTAAGTGCGCTCCCGGATGTGCGGCGCACCGACGCCCGCAGACGGAAACGCCGACGCCCCGAAGGCATATCCCAAACTTTCCATGTCAGTTTGTACAAGGTCGATCCAGTCTTCAGCATCTTTACTTGAAGACTGTTCGCCAAATACCACGACAGGGCGGCGCTGGCCGATAAGCCAATGTGTGGAGGGCCATAAGTGCCGCTCGTCAGCAAACCCAAGTCCTTTGCCTGCCGCGCTGAAAGGTTGGCAAGGGCATGACGCTGTCCATACTGGACGATCATCGGGCCAGCCTGCGCGACGCAATGCGAGTGACCATCCGCCAATTCCGGCGAAGAAATGGCATTGTCTGAAACCTTTGAGATCATTCGGGGTTACATCCTCAATTGAGCGTGTATCAACAACACCAGGCGCTATATGCCCGGCGTCGATTAAGTTGCGCAGATGCTGCGCTGCGTGAGGGTCGATTTCGTTGTAATAAGCCGTCATCGCGCACCACCTACACCGTCACGGTGTCGCCGGGCTTAATCTGCCGGGCGTCTTTTTCGGTATCACGGATAATGGTCGTGCTGCTGTACCTGCCCCAGCTCAACACCTCCACCTCAACGATCCAGAAATGGCGGTATGGGCGAACGTCGAGCACGCGAGTGATCACTGCATCAACTGTGTTCATCGGGTGGCGACCTCCCGAATCTCTTCGATTGAATCAAGCAGCAGTCGACGGCGGGTGCGTTCGGCAAAGTGACGTTTGCCAGTGTCTTTCCGGTAGCACTCTGTTTTACCGACTACCCACATGGATTCCGTCTGGTGCAACTTCTTGCGCTGCGGGCCGTCTTTGGTAATAACGATGCCCGTATGAGTCTTTTTAATGGTCATCAGAAAGGCTCCTGTGTTTCACAGCCCTTGGCAGGGTCGAAGCCTAAAAACATCTCGCCGTAAGTCGCATTCCCCATTACCGGCCCACAATCCGGGCAGCAACCACCGCCAGCACGATCGCAGCCATCACACACGCGAAGAACGCCAATAACCTCGCCAGCCATATCGCGGCTTTTGGCGCTCACAGAGCGGCGGACACTCAGGGAGTGAAGGTTGAAGGCGGAATAAATTTCGCGAGTTTCAGGCGTGTCGCTGTTTGAGATGATCGAGCGGGTGGCGTACTGACGGTTAACAGCCACAAGAGCCGCTACCAGAGCGCGATGATCATCCAGGGTAAAGGGTTTGCCGTAGGCGGTGAAATTGGCGGTGTCGCTCGCAGGAATATAGGGTGGGTCACAATAAATCACCGCGTCATGCGCGAGTTGCATAACGTCAGGGATAGACTGGCGGAAATCACTATGGATAAAGACCGCTTTTGTGTCGCTGGCCTTTTCGGCGAATAAGCGCATTTCCGCTTCAGGAAAGTAAGGCTCGGCATACTTACCGAATGGAACGTTGAATTCGCCCTTCTGGTTAACGCGATACAGACCGTTATAGCCATGCCGATTCAGATACAGGAAATACGCGGCATAAAGCATTGCTGCGTCCGGATCAGAGTCAGCCTGGCGGGCCAGTGAATTGAACTCAGTGCGCCGTCTGTAGTATTCCTCCGCACTGTTTCCGCCTTTGAAAGCCCAGCGGCAGGCGGCAATAGCGTCTTCTTTGCGGCCGGTTAATTGTCGGAAAAAATTAATCAGCGCGATATTACTGTCGCAGAGAACGTAGCGGCGGTAATCCGTGTTCATAAACACCGTACCACTCCCCACAAACGGCTCAATCAGACAATCCGCTTTCGGCAAATGCTTAAGCAGCTGCGGCATAACGCGGGTTTTTCCTCCCGCCCATTTAATTGGTGATCTGATCATTTGCGAAACTCCTGGTTGTAGGTTTCATGGGTCATGAGCCGCCACTGAGCGCCGCCGTTCTTGCTTAGCAAGCGCCAGCGGCGGCCAATGCGGATCACGAGATAGGCGTGCGGTTTGACGCGGGAGAAGTTGTGCTGACCACGTGAAAAACATTTCAGGGCGGCAATCGCCCTGGTGCATACAGGCAATGGCGCGCTGCAAACGACTGAAAGACGCGGATGCATGGCAGACCTCACAGGGACTCAAAGTGAGGACTGGTCAGGCGCTGCCAGACCTCGCAAACCTGCTCAGCCCGATATGCCGCATCGGTCAGCATGTAGGTTGCCGTCGAGCGGCGCGGGTGCGGTGTATATCCGGTGATACCGGCGATGTGGATTAACGTAGAGAGATGCCGAATTTCGAAAGGCGGCAGAACCTGGTCTGGGATGCCATATCGGGAGAGAGCATGAGCCAGCGTAGCCACATCAGCTGAATTGCTCGCAGACCAGCAATAGAGTTTTTCGTGTTTTGATGCGGTGGTATTAATAAACCGGCAGGCGGACTGTATGGCGTCAATCTCGCTGCAAGTTGCACTGATAACCTCAGCGCGCTGCGCGTTGTCTCCCTTCATGAGCTGCAAAACAGCTTCAGGATAAATGCCCCCTACCGTCCTGATATTTATGGCGCGATAAAACTGCGGACCAATCTGACCTGTCGAGGGCTCGAAGAAAACGCACTCAATAGCAAAGATCGGCGAATTTGGCGCTTTCCCCAGCGCGCGAATATCTAACATGAAGTTATTCATTGTTTGTTACCCTCGTTAATGGTTAATTCGCGGCTTGCGATCCACCGCTCGACTGATGAATAAATCTCTTCTGGTGTGGCGCTTTCCTTTTTCAGCTGGCTGACAAAAATACGAAGCAACCCCAAAAGGTGGGCGCGCTCGTGCTTTCGTGCGTTGGCGCTTATCTCTACAAACTCCGGATCACTTATTTCGCTATCCAGCTTTATTGACTTAACCGACATGCAACCTCCTGAAAAAGGCAAAACGAATCCCCGGCAAAATAAATGCCGTTAATTTAAGCCTGCTTAATTAGTGGTTAGGGCGAGGTTTTCTTTTAACCTGTTTAAACAATCTTTCGTGCCAGTAATATAGAAAATCAATAAAGGTCATTCGCGCACGCTCGTGATTACCTCGGATTGTTTTCTCCAACCCGTAAATGATCAGATCAATAGATGGGCTATCTGGCGCAACGATAATGCGATTCCCGTTTCTCAAAATTACGGTAAAACCCTGCTCCGCATTTTCTATCGCCTCGCGGATCAGCATTTCCCGTTCCCACGATGTTTTCTCTTCAGTAAACATATTGAGCCTCACCGATTCTTTGGTGGTGGTGAAAGATTCTCTGTCACATCCAGTGCAGTTACTCTTCTGGTTGCGCAGATAAGCTCCTCATCGCTCAGGCCAAGTATCGACTGAATGCGGATCATGGCAAGCTCAGCCTTAGCAATCCGTATGCGCCGCGCGCTCTGCATTTTTACCTGCAATTCAGGTGACAACTGGTGAGCCAAGAGCAGAGTCATTCAGGCACCCAGTTTTTTTATGAAATGTAGCAAGGCACTAAATAAACCTTTATTTATCTTTTTCGTATAAACAAAAGGTTTGCTCATTCCCTTAACAAAACGAACCTTATTAGGCTCCGGCTTAAAGAAACGCCCGTCCGGGCATTCAATCCAGCCCCGCGTATTACGGTAGTGTGTAACCTGACAACCATTTTTCAGGAGGCTTGCAAGTGATGGGATCTCTTCGTTCATATCGTGTACCTGTTAAAGTTGCCTGCGTGCTTTGCGCTCTTCTTCTTCCCGGCGCGTTTTAAATTCTGATAAGGCTTTTTCTCTTTTCTGCCTAACCTTCTTACAGTGCATTCTGATTAGAAACTGAATCAGGCTTATTACTGCGATTGAGAAAAATAAGAGCCCAACAATCATTTCAAGCTTCATATTTTTCACCACGCTTTAATCTATCAATGGTCACCATTGCCTCTGCAAACGCAAAATCAATACCGAAATAGCAGCCGTCGTGCGTAATCTGATATCGCTGGCGACTGTATGGTTTTTTGCGCGGGAGTTTCAGAATGGTAAAGCCACGGTAAAGGCTGGTTTTACTATTCAGCTGCGTCACCGCTCCGCCAAATCCACTTTTCATGTTCCCCCTCCCTGAAGCGGTTCGCATTAAAGCCCCATCCACAACAACCAGGCATCACGCTGTTCTACCGGGCGGTTGTAGTACGCCTCACGCACAGCACGATTGAACTCAGGGATGTAAACCCAGCGCTCACCGGCGCGTGCGTTCGGTTTGGTCGGGTCGCGCAGTTCAATCACTGGCAGCTTCCGGGCTTTGATCATTTCGTCCACTGCGGTCTTTGGTTTACCAATTAGCTCAGCGAACTTTTCGCTATGCACTGCATCAAGTGGATACTTGATGGTGTAGTCTTGAGCTTCCATAACACCTCCTCATAGATTGAATTTGCCGGGATTTTTAACCATGCCCCGGCACATGGTATTCTGGAGTTTCCACACAACCAGAAAGGTATAAAAAATGTCTAACAAAGAAGTCCCGATCTATATCCCTGCTGAACTTGAGTACTACATTGCAAATAATCTCGCCTGTTTGCGGTTTCACTATCGTTTGGCTCAACCAAACAAGATTCCCGCAGCCGATGAGGTTTTTACTGGCCTGACTGTTGAGCAAGCGAAGGACACCGTAGCGTTTCTTCAGCAGTACATTGCCAAGGCGGAACTGACTGAGTCACTAGCACCAAAGAGCCGCCACTAGTCTTAATTGACCCTGCATAAGATCCGTTCCTGAAATATCGACGGCGGAAACCTTTATCGTTTACTCCGCCGCCTTCAGCGCCGCTCTCCATCGTTTCCCCCTGCTCATTTCATGTTAATCTCGTAAGATCCAGCCCCTTCTAAACCGTTTGAAAACGTTCTAGCGGCTGGAAATTACGCCCAAAAAGGTTCTAACTTTTAGACCTTTTGGGAGAATATAGCTCAAGGTAGGAACCATGTCAAATGAACATAGCCGAAAAAATTAAGGCGATACGTAAAGCTGAAGGACTGACGCAAGTAAGATTCTGCGAAATCAGCGGGTTAGCTCTAAGTACTTTAAAAAACTATGAGGGTGGACACGCAGAGCCGGGGCTAGGAGTTGTTTTGAAGATCACGAATACCCCGCAACTTCAAAAATACACGCTATGGCTGATGACTGACAAAACCTCCCCGCAGGCTGGTCAGATTGCACCGGCCCTCGCGCACATTGGGCCAGAGCTGCCGGAATCAGACCAATCCGAGAAACAGACTGGTTAACAATTTATAAGCATTACATTTTCACTATTTGTTACCAAGATAGTGAAATCAGCGCCGGAGGGCTTTCTTATGTCGATTAAGAAGCTCGATGATGGTCGCTATATGGTGGACATAAGACCGCGCGGGGCAGCAGGACGCCGCATCCGCAGGACGTTTGACAGAAAGGCTGAAGCTACCGCTTTTGAGCAATACACGATAGCGAACGCCAGCCAAAAAGAATGGGCTGGTAAGCGCGCCGACCGGCGGCCCTTAAGTGAGTTGCTCGATGCCTGGTGGCGGTATCACGGGCAAAACCATGAAAACGGCAAAAAGGAATTCAATCACCTTTTGAAGACAATAAGCGGCCTCGGCGATCCCGCCGTTAACCGGTTAAGCAAAAGGGATTTAATGGATTACCGCTCAAGCCGTTTGAATGCCGGGATCAAGGCATCAACGATTAATCGCGAGATGTACCGATTATCCGGCATGTTTACGAAGTTATTACAGATTGAGGAATTTAGCGGGCAACACCCCGTTAACGGGCTTCCACCGCTGGCGGAAGAAAACCCGGAAATGACATTCCTGGAGCGGGATGAGATCAACAGTTTGCTGAGCGTGCTGGAGGGGGATTATCTGTTAGTTGCTCTACTGTGCCTGAGCACCGGCGGAAGATGGTCAGAGGTCGCCACGCTTAAGCGGTCGAATATCGTTAACTGCCGCGTCACGTTCCTGAAGACCAAGAACGGGAAAAAGCGAACGGTGCCGATCTCTGAAGAGCTGGAAAACAAGGTGAAAAAAGAGGCCAGCGGGAAGCTGTTCAAAGTGGATTATGAAAGGTTCTGCAAGATACTGCGGGCGGTAAAGCCAGATATTCCGGAAAACCAGGCAACGCACATCCTGCGACACACCTTTGCAAGCCATTTCATGATGAACGGTGGGAATATTATCGCACTGCAACAGATTCTGGGGCATGCGAATATTCAGCAAACGATGGTCTATGCGCACCTGTCGCCTGACTACCTGCAAAACGCGGTTACACTGAATCCATTGCAGGGAGGAATTGCGGCATAA